GAAAGCGTTGATTGCTTGTTTAAAACCTCTTGGCGACGCGTCACGGCAAGTTTTTAAATCCCACACGTCTTTGCCGTCATACCAGTCCATTCTGCATTTGAATGGTTGATCATGCCACATAAAAACTAAAGAACTCTCTACTTTATCCTCTGGCTTTGGTATATAGCTTTCGACAATATCTCTCCGTTCCATGCAAAGGTCATATAAATCTTGAGATATTACTGTTCGGTTCCCAACTGTTGTTTGGAAATCTTCCCATTGTTCTTTACCCACTTTAGTTCTGCGGTCTATGTTTGGTTGTATTACAAACTCGTCATCGAATTTGTGGTGTTCCAAAAAAACTGTGTGTTGCACACGACCTTCAAGCAGTGCTGGTGTTTGCGACATGGGTTTAGCGTTTTTCCAACTATAAGGACATTTAATAGCCGCCGTTAAGTCGTGAGATCTGTAAGCTGGTATGCTTGCATACTCCTCGTAAGTTAAGTCATCGTAAATACCTATTTTAAACTCCATCTTGAGCCTCCTTTAGTTCTTCGGGTGTTAAATCAAAACAATTAAGATTACCTGCAACAGTGCGTCTTTCTCCCTCCCCGAAAAAGGGATAAACACAATGTTGCATCCAACTTGGAAACATAAGCAACTTACCAACCTCTGGCTTTACATATCTTGATTGCGATGGCCTTAACCTTTCTGGATCGCCAACTTGGTTTAGGCCATAAGTGAAATTTAAGTAACCATCTATGGCTCCAGAACTGTTATATAGGTTGTAATGTAGTGCGTCTTTTTCACCTGGTTTTGTAATTTGTTCTGGAATTTTTGTCCATGTAGTGAATGAAATACCCATAATAGATTTAGTTAAGTGGTCATGTATTGGGTTGTAATCGCCTTCAAAACTATGAACTGACCACAGCTGATCCATTTCAATTTTTTTGGGTCGTAGTTGTGATTTTGTAAACTCTACAAAATGTCTTAAATAACTTACACCTAAGTTTTCAACTACTTGCCGAAACTCCAAAAGTTGAGGCAAAGTAAAGTCCATAGACAGCTGTTCTCCTTTGTGTATTTGTCCTATTAATTTATCGCCAGCTGATTTTTTATCATCGTTGTTCCGCAAGTTGTCCAGATAGTCATTTAGATCTGCAACCATGTTGTCGGACATATTATGTTCTACCATAAGTGCGGCAGGTAAAGAAAAGACGTTGTAGTGTATGTCACTCAAAGTTTGTAGGACTTGGTTTTTCCTCTGTCCAATATTCAGAGTTACTACCAAATTCGTTTAAATGTTCTTCAACCAATTTATTCATAAACCATTGTGCTTTACCTAAACAAATATCGGGGTCATTTTTTTTATCGTATCTCCATAGATATTTGATTATTGAGCCTTTTAAATAGGCATGAAAGTTTGTCGGTTCCATTGACGATTTAATGGCGTCAATGCACTCAATATCACCGTCTTTGTAGTGTGTTGGATTAAATGGGTCACTCATTCTTTTCATAGTGTAAGGTGTGGGCAAACGCTAATAT